TGGGATAGCGAGTTTGCCGTCGCTGTCGTCGAGCACCAGGTCGAGCTTGTCGGCTTCGTCTTCACGCGTCTCAACCAGTGTGAGGCTTACCAGGCGGGAGGCGATTTTGCTGGTGAGGTCGCGCCCGGCGAGGGTGATTCTGAAGATGGGGGTTCTCATGGAAGATATTTGCCGGCGATGGTGCCGATTTGCCCGGCGATGCCGGTGACGCGCTCTTTGAGCTGGCTAAGGCCGGAGAGGTCGGCGAGTTGGTCGATGTCGTTGATGTTGCCGAGCTTGTCGAGCAGGTCGGTCGCGCCTTCGTCGACGCGGGTGAGGGTGATGCTGAAGTCGATGCGGCGTGCAGCGCCGTCGCGGTTGAGGTGGGTTTTGCCTTCGGTCATGTCGGGGATGACAAAGGTGCCGTAGATGCGGCCGGTGCCTTCGATCAATGTCCATGCGCGGCCCATGTCGGCCATGGTGCGCAGAACATCGAGCGAGAGACCGGTGCCGATGAGGTCGGGGGCGATCCAGCCGGAGAGGGTGATGCTGTCTTCGCCGGGGCCGGTGTATTGGTAGGCGGCGCGGGCGCCCACGCGCTCGTTGCTGGGATAGCGCCAGCTGGTTTTGCGTTGCAGCTCCTGATAGGCGGCGGTCTGCAGGCTGAAGACGAACATGCCGAGGGCCATCATCATGGTGGTGATTCCTTATTCGTAATCGACGTAGCGGGAGCGGCGGGCGGTGGCGCGCTCGCGCTCACGGCGGTCGAGTTCGGCGGCGACAGCCTGGGCGATGGCTTGCGCATCCATGCCGGGGGTGGGATGGATGTTGATGGTGATGCTGTTTGGCGCCACGCTTGCGGCCGGAGCGCCGGCAGCGGCCAGCGGGGGGCGCGTGTCGAAGGCGATCGCTGGTGCAGCGGCGCCGGTGATTGCAATGCCGGCGCCGATGGCGGCAAGCTGTCTTGCCATGCCGGTGACTTGCGCCAGCGGACCGTCTTGGCCGCGCTCGAGGCCGACCGTCAGACCTTGCATGGTGAAGTCGCCCAGTTCGGCGAACACGCGGCTGGGGCTCTTTATGCCGAGCTTTTCTTTAAACCAGCCGATGGCGCTGTCGGCGGCGCCGACGATCGCGGACTTGACGAAGCCGAGCGCGCCGGTAATGCCGTCGGCCAAGCCGCGCAGCATCATGGCGCCGAACTCGGTGAATTTGCCGGGCAGCTCAATGCCGAACCAGCCGAGGACGGCGGCGAATGCCTGGTAGAAGAGGCCGACGGGAGACCAGTTGAGAATCAATGTGCTGACGCCGAGAATGCCGCCGTTAAAGGCGGCGTTTACATCGGCCCACAGGACGGTGAAGAAGCCCTTGATCGGTTCCCAATAGGTGTAGATCAGCATGGCGGCGAGGGCGATGCCGGTAATGGCCAGTCCGATGGGATTCATGAGGAGGGCGCGCAGCACCCAGGCCAGGGCAGTGCCGAGGAATCGTACGGTAGCGGTGAGTCCTTTGAGTACGTTACTCAGGATGCCGCCTTGAAGACCTATCGCCGTCATCATGAAGCGCAATACAGCAAAGGGGCCAAGCAGGGCGGCGATGCCGAGCATCAGGGGGCCAAGAATAAGCAGACTGCCGGCGAGAAGGCCGAGCGTGACGATCATGACTTTTGCTGTGGTTGGATTGGCTTCCATGAATTGATTGAGTTGCTTGATTGCGCTGGTGGTGGCGTCGAGCGCGGCGGAATACATCGGCAGAATTTTTTCGCCAAGCGCCAACTTCAGGTCTGCCATTTTTGCGGTCGCTTCCAACTCTTTCCCGCTGGCCTGACTTTTACCGAGCTCGTTAATCTGGTCGATGTCGTAAGCGCCTTCGTTGAGTTTGGCGTTTTTGTGGATCTGTTTGCGCTGACGATAAAAGTCGAGAAACTGGTTACCAGCGGTGCGGTTGGAGAACAGGCCGCCGATGGTGTCTTCGATCTGTTTGGGATCAGTGATGCCTTTCTTCGCCAACTGTGGGAGCAAGACGGTTTCCATCCACTCGAATTGGCTGCGACGAAAGATGTCGCTGCCCAGCAATGCACCCGGCCCTAGTGTCGCCACCTGGCCGACCTTGTCATGTTGCACCTTGGTCGGGTCGCCGATCAGGCCCAGGCTGTCGAGATTCTGTGCGGCGCGCTTGGTGGTGCGGCCCTGGTACAAGTTGGAGTAACCGGACATCAAGGCGGTACCGGCGCGGTGACCACCGACTTCCTGCACCAGTGGCTCCATCTGGTAGTAGAAGGATTTATCGTCCATGATCTTGGCGGCGATGCCACCGGTCTTGAGAAAGTTGAGCCATTCGGAGGGGCCGACGCGCCCGCCAGTGGCGCTGATGACCTTTTGCACCATGTTGGCCTGGCCGTCGAATGCTTCGACGCTGCCGGTGCCGCCGCGCAGTTCGATGACCTTCATCATGTCCATGAATTTGCTGACGTTCTCGTGACCTTTTTCTTCACCGAAGAACGCATTGTTGGCGAACTTCATTTTTGCCATTGTGGGAGCGACCATCTCTGCATGATGCAGGTCGCCGAAGATGGACATGGCGTCGCGCACCAGTTCGAGGTTTTCGGTTTTGCTGGTGCCGTAGGTTTTTAGGTCGCGGGCGAATTTGACGGCGTCGGCGCTGGCATTCTTGCCCAAACCAAGAGCGGTGACGCGTGCTGATTCGAGCTGATAGTGTTTCGCTTCTTTGATGCCCATGCCGACCGGCGCGGCCATGGCGGCACCGGTGGCGGTGGCGCCTGCACCGGCGACGGCGAGAGTACTTGCAGTGCTTTGCAGTTTGTCGCGACGTTGGCGCGCAGCGGCCGTGCGCTCCTGTTGCGCGGTAAGGGCGGCAAGTTTTCTTTGCTGGTTGCTTAACTCGGCATTGGACGACGCAATGCTGACCTTGAGGGCAGACTGGGTGGAAACAAGATTTTTGGTGCTGATCCCTGACTGGTGCATTTGATCGCGCAGCAGTTGCAGTTTCTGGGCCTGTTACTGATTGGCTTCTTTTAAAGCGCGCGCCTTGCCGACTGCGCGATCCCATTCGCGCGTCATGGCGCGGGTGGGATTTTCAGTCGCCTTCATTTTGCTTGCCAAGGTATCGACGTTTCTTTGTGCTGCTTGCAGGGCTGCGTTGCTGGCCTGTAGCCCGTTCCTCAGTTCGCGAAATTCTCCGATCTGCTTTTGTTGCGCGTTGAGTTCTTTCAGGCGGTCACGCGTTTCCTTAAGTGCCTTGGCCGTCACACTGGATTCACCGGCCAGCTTTTTGAGCGGGCCGGTGATCTTGTCGAGCATGGACCATACCACCTGAATTTTGAGACTGTCTGACATAGTTGCCGGCGCTTATTCTGTGCTGCTGCGTTGTCGGGCGCGTTCGCGCCATTCCATGAGTGCGGAGAGCGTCATTGCCGCCATCGCCTGCGGTGTCCAGTGGAACACGGTGGCAATGTCGGCCATGGGGTCTTCTACTCGTTGCGGTAGGCCTCCTGCCGCTTGGCTTTCGGCAGCAAAAAAGCGGCGACCTCCGAGCCGAGCTTCAAGAGGTCAGCGGGTTCGAGCTGGCTGACTTCGTGTTTGGTGAGGCTCGGGTTGGTGATGCGAGGCAAGACGGTTTGCAGGCTGCGCACGTCCATAGCACCAAGATCCATGAGAGAGATGCCTTCGAGTTCGCCGGCCAGCGGTTTGCGCAGGGTGACGATAGTGATACGTTGTTTGCCGCGCTTGACCGCCTCTTCGAGGGTGATGGTGCGGACGTTGAGGTCGGTCTTTTGCTCGTCGGTCGTAGTGGTGTCGACGGCGGTGTCCTGGGCGGTGGTGTCGGTCATGGTGTGTCCTTGAGGTAAATGGGCGAAATAGGGTGAAACGTCGTCGGGAGTGAATTACAGCCCGATGGCCTTGCGGATGTCGGCACGCATGTCCTTGCCGCCAATGATCTCGATGCCGTTGATGAAGTCGAGCTCGATCAGTGATTCGCCGTCCACGCTGAGCTTGTAGTAGCTGCAGACGGTAGAGAACTTGTGGGCGGTGTCGTTGTGCATCTTGACGGAGCCCATGTCGATTTCTTTGTGGCGACCGCGGATGAGGATTTCGACGGCGGCGACTTTGCCGCTGTCGTCATCCTGATAGGCGCCTGAGAAGCGGAGCGGCACGGCGTTGTGCGTCAGCGCGCCGTACTGTTTCAAGGCATCGACAGCGAGGCCGCCAATCGTCCACTCGAAGGTAATGGCCTCGTTGCCATAATCGACGTTGATGGGGCCGCTCATGCCGCCGGCAATGTATTCCTCCATCTTGCGGGTGAGCTTGGGCAAGGTCAGTTCCGGCACCACGCCGATGTAGTTGTTACCGTTGTTGAAGACATTGAAGTCTTTGAGTTTTTTGGGCATGCCCATGGGGTTCTCCTGTTAGGCCGTGATACGGCTGGCGAAGTTGGCGAGATAGCGGTCGGTGATGCGTTGGCGCAGCTTGAGGTTTTCCAGCGGCGGCGTCGGGGTGTAGTCATAGTCGATCGACAACACGCCGTTCTTGAGCGTGTCTTTGGTGTTGGCTTCGTCGTCGTACCAGCAGTTGCCATCGATCAGACAGCCGTCAGATTTGAGCTGACTAAACTTGGCATTGATGCTGGCGATGATGTCTGTTGCCAATGAGGGATTGAGTGGGCCGTCGATGACGGTGAATTGCGCCTCGGCCATGGTGTCGGCCAGTACCTGGGCGGTGCGGGTGTAGTTCTCGAAATAGAAGTAGCCGCCTTGCGCTTCGCAGGTGCGCGAGCCCCAGAAACGATAGCCGCTGTTATTGATGAGCGTGGTGACTTCGTTGGCGTTCAACAGGCCGGCGTCGGTGTTGGGGTCTTGCAAGTCCCAGAAAACATCTTTGGTGATGCCGGTCGGGCCGTTGACGACGGCGTTGGACAGGGTCTTGTGCCAGCCGATATCGTTGTCTAGCTTGGAGCGCAGGCCGAGGGCATACGCAGCGGAGGCGATGGCGGCTTCACGGTTGTCGACCGCATCCCAGTTCAAAAAGTCCGGCCAGATAGTCATCAGTTCGCGTTGGCCGAACTGCTTGCGGTAGAGGATGGCGTCTTCTTTGGTCTGGCAGTCCCAGGCGTTGACGTACGCGAAGGCGCGCAGGCTTTGTGCGATGCTGGCCAGTGCATTGGCGACCGGCTTGGTGTCGAGGCCGGGCGCGCCGAGAATGCGCGGTTTGACGCCGGTACGTGCTTGCGCGGCCAGCAGGGCTTTCATGCCCGTATAGCGGCCGTCGGGCGTGGCGCCGCCGATGACGTTGCTGGTGGTCTCGGCTTCGTTTTGACCTTGGGCTACGCGTACGACAGTGGTGAAGGGGCGGGTCTGGCTGCCGATGGCTTCCAGCGCGCGTGCGAGCGTACCGCTGTCACCAGCTTTGCCGGCGGCGGCGATGACATTGGTGAGCAGCACTGGGGTGTTAAGCGGGAAGGTCCCGGGATCTGCGTCGTCGGCAATCGCGACAAAGCCGACCGTCGAGGTGGAGACGGTGCGAATGGGACGCGTGCCGTTGTTGAGTTCGATGACGCGGGCGCCGTGGTGGTAGTCTGCGGGCATGGTGGCTCCTGGAGGAATTGAAACGGTTAAATGTGCTGTGCTACATGGGCGGCGTGCATTGCCGGGTTGAGCATCCACAGATGCTGCGGCGTGATGCGGCGCAGGCAGTCGCGCCGGAAGAGCGGAAAGCCGGCGGCATCGAAGGCCCAGGCGACCAGCTCGGAGCAGAACCAGGCGTCATCGTCCTGCCAGTCGCGATGCAGGCCGAGGCCGAGGATCGCGCTG